GGTTAACAAGAACCAAGCATTAGGCGCTGTCAAGAAGTGATTGATTGTGTATCCTTCTGGGATAGAACCATTGTTCTCGATAGCGTTAATGTCGTTGTTAGTTGTACCAACGCGCAGTTTAGTTTCGAGCAAACGGGTTGCAACGAACTGTAGTGCTGGAGGAACAATCAACTTTCTTGGCTTAGCAGCGATCAAAAGTCCGCGCTCGTCTGTCCATGCAGCGATCTGAATAACGGCATTCTCAAGAGAAGTCTCGTTCAAATCGGCAGGAGTAGCTGGGCTGTTGGAGTTTGTACCACCGTTAACCAATGGGTGTGAGTTGCTGAACAAAGAAACGCCGTCACCACCAACATAAGCAGAGTTGAAGCCGTTGTTTAATACGGCAGCAGCTTTAACTTGTTTGGTGTAAGCCATTGCGCGAGCAAGACCCTTGGTGTAGCGAGCAGACAAGCTGTCGTACAGGTTATCTTCAATCGCCTCTTCAGTGATTGAAAATCCAAGAGCAATAGTCTCGTGGTTATAGCGAGTTGTCCATGCCTCTTGTGCATTGTCATAAGCGATGGCAGAGCCTTCGTTTTTGACTGGTGCAGCAGAGAAACCGGATAACTTGGTCTCTTCTTCAAAGCTACGCTCAGATGTCTCTGTTTCGTAGATCTCTTTGTGCTCTTCGCCGTAGCGGGCGTACTCAAGTCCAAACAATGCGTTCAGTCCAGGGAGCAACTCTTTCAATAGTTGTGCGCGTGAAATAGCCATTTATGTTACTCCTTAAACTGTAACTGGGTAGTAGTAACCATGTGTGCCGAAGTTAAACTTAACGAGTAACTCTGGGTATTGGTTAAATACTAAGGTTGAAGATGCGACCATTGCTGGGCTTGGTGCTGCGTTCACTGTTAGTGATGTTGCTCCAGCAGAAGCTGCTGCGGCAATAAAGCTACCAGATGAAATGTACTGACCGTTAGCAGCAAGAGTTCCAAGATCAGTACCAACTGGCAATGCGTTTGGAATTGCAGCGCAGGTAATGGTCGTAGAAGAAATGCTGGTATAGGTAGTAGTACCTAGTGACACAACAGTATCAGGAACAACGTTCAAGACACGCATTGGTACAGCAGCTGTAGTTGTCAATGATGTTGGAGATGTAACACCGATGTATGAATCACCTGTGTTAACGTTTCCTACACCAGCCGCCCATGAGCGGTTAATACCAACATCTTGACCAACTAAAGCAAAAGAACCAGAAGCAAGAGTTCCAGCAGATGCTAAAGCAACGACTTTGAAAACTTGATCAGGATCATCCGCAATAATAGCTTGTGCATCACCAGCTAAAGTGTTAGCGGGCCAGTATTGGCTGTACTGCTTTTGCTTGGTTGTTGGGTTTGTATAAGAACAGCCCAAGAAAATACCAACGATATTATCTGTAGGTGCGTCTGTACCCCATGTGCTTACACCAGTACTTGTGGTAATGGTAGATTGCACAACAAAGCCACGAACCAATTTAACGATATCGCCGTAGTACAAGTTTGTACCGTAGTTGTATTGGATAGGTAGGTTACGAGTAGAACCCGCAAATACCTGTCCACCGATCAGATTGACCGGCTTGAACCCGTATGGGGCCGAGACAGTTGGATATGCCATTTAAGGACTCCTAAAATTAAGATTTACCGAATGTCACCTCGGAACGTCTGTCTTTAAACAGAGGCATCCTTGGATCACTATTACGCATGAAACTGTTATCTACTGATTCCATCTGAGCCTGGTTCTGCTTAGCGTAGTAATCTGACGCTTGCTTAACAAACTCGGCTGGAATTCTGCATAACAACAGTCCACCTACTTCAATGCCACCTTTAAATCGACCGTCATTAACTTCGTGCATCATCAACTCAGGATACTCTTCCGCTTTGCAAGGCTCATAACCTTCGCGCAAACGCATAGAAATATTCTTAGGATCAGCGCTTCCGACCATGCTAATGCGAATGTATCTGTGCTCCCATCCAGGACGGGCATCAGGCATTGGCAACTGCTCTGGAGGTCTCCAGGCATCCGGTCTTTGTGCTACTGCACGAGTTTCAACTTCTCTAGGTTTACGATTTTGTTCTGACATGATTAAGCTCCTGATCTTTGTTTAGCAACCTGACGGGCATAGTCCTCTAATGAGACACCAAGCCTTTTGGCGATGTTTACCTGACTTGTAGTAAGTACGATTTTTTTAGACGCTGTACTCCTAGACGCAGGTGCAACTACCGACTTCTTGGGTGGAGGAGATGCATCCACTTCAGTATCGCTTTCAAAAGCATCTGGGAACCTAGTACGCATTTCGGAATCAATTCTTCGGTAGTACTCTTCGCTCGATGGATTTAATCGCTCATCTTGCGTGAGTTCCTCGTGTATGGCAAGCGCATAACTGGTCATGCGCCGATTTTGCCCGAACCAAGGATTCTTATCTTTCCAGGCCTCCGCCTTTCGGTCTAGCTGCGCTGGTTGCGTTACCTGCGTTTGTACCTCATTTCTTTCCTCTTGTAAAGGGGCTGGCTTGAAATTATGTAACTCTCTTGCCTTAATTGTTACGGCAGTTAGTTCACTTTGTGCTTCAGCTAAAGCATCAGAATCACCCATTTCATAAGCAGCTTTGTACTTATTCTTGGCAGATTGAAGCTCGTTTTCAACCACTTTTTTAGCTTGTTCCAGCAAAGCGGTTTGCCCTTGATTCAAGGAACCTTTGAGTTTTTTGTTCTCTTCCACTACGGTTTGAGCAAGCCTTAAAGCTTCTTCGCGCTCACGGTAGGCCGCTTCTTTTGCACGGCGTTCATCGTGATATCCCTTGGTGAAATGTTTAATCCGTTTCTTTACGGAGTCGTTGTAGGTCTCCAACTCATCATCGGAAAACTCTTTGGGTGGTTCGTCAGCCGGCTTGCGACCGCGGTCTGGCTCAGGAGTATCGTCAACGATCTCAAGCTCAGGCGTTTCTTCTACTTCAATCTTCTCTTCCACTTCGTCTGGGAATTTAAATTCTCTTTGTTCAGTTGCCATGTTGTTTCCTTATGCTGCTCGTTGAATGCCGCGGGGATCAAGCACAACGGCTTCGACCTGATCATCTTTGATCAAGCGGAATTCTTTGCCGTGGATTTTGATTCGAGTGCCAGAGTTGGGACGGACAATAACAAAGTCACCTTCCTTGCACGATGGCCCGGACGGGAATCTTGATTTGTCTTGATAGCAATCTGGGCCAAGCTTGATTACAAATAGCACTGGGGTCAGCACCTCTTCGTAATTCATCGTTGTACCAGCTTTGATTAAACCGCTTTCGTACTCTTCATCTACTTCAGGCAGAACCGTCAGTATGTGAAAAGTTTGCGGCGTTGGAAGTTGCGTTGCCTTATCTTCGGCTTTCTTGTTAAGAATTCCAGATAAGTCTACAGCTTGAACATTGAAGTCCATAGTTCTCCTTCGCAGGGGGCTACAAAAAAGCTTACCGATGCACCCCCGCCACATCGGCTCGCCGGGTTATTCGTTGTCTTCGTCTTCCTTGAAACGCTGCATCATGGTGTCTATCTCTCCTTTGCAAAGGGACAAGCCCTTGAAGACACCACACATTTCAGAATACTCGGCATAGTCCCTGGCGCTTTTGCCGGACAATGCAATTGCATATTGATCTTCGATCTGCTTGATCTTTACCAATAGATGTTCAAGTATTTTCTGTTCCATCATTCATCCTTTTTAGGCTCTGGTTTTTTAACATTCTGAGCCTTGGCCTGTTGCTCAGCTTGCCTTTCACGGATCTCATTCATCTTCTTAGCCGTTTGTTCAGCTAACGTCATACGCTGCATTTCTTGGGCTTCTCTAATCCTAGCCATCTGCTGATCTTGATTCATTTTCTGCGCGTGTTGCTCTTGCAGCATCTGTAAATCAAGCGCGTGTTGTTGCTGGTTGTGCATCAAATTTTGCTGAGCCTCTGCGATCTTTTTCTGCTCTTCAATTGCAGGATTTGGCCCGGCTTTTTGTTGAGCTTGTTGAGCTTTGATCTGCAACTCCTGCTGCTTGATAGCCAAGTCTCCATCGACTTTCTTAGCCTTGGTTTGTGCTTCCATCTGAGCAATTTGCAACTCAGCTTGTTGCATTTGGACAAGTGGATCTTGAGCTTGCTGCTGGGCTTGCTGCTGCGCGGCTTGACCTTTGCTCTGCTGTAAAACTTGCTGAGCAGCTTGTGCTGTGAGCTGAGAGATTTGAACCTCAAGCTCTTGTGGCATATCCTCATCTGGAGCAGGTAGCGTAGCACCCAGTTGCTGTTGGATCTTATTCCTATACTGGAATGCCAAGTGCTCAGAGATATGAGCCATGATGGCTGCACCCATCTGTTGCCCCATAGGACTTTGACCAATTTGCGCCTGGAGTAGCGGGTCTTGCATCATTGCCTGGTGAACCGCGATATGTGCATCGTGATCCTGATACATAAACGCCTTGGTTGGTTTTCCTTTTAAGAAAGCCATGTTCTCTGATATTGGATCTCTTGGTTTTTGATCGTCTTCAGTTGGAACAATATCCTCGGCGTTGGGTATACCAATCACATCAAGCATTTGCCTGTGTAACTTGGGAAGATTGTAGATTTGGGGCGCTTGCTGGGCCATCTGCATTGCAGCTTGGTACTGCATGAGCCTTTGCGCCATCGTAGAACTGTTGGGATCACTGACTGGTATAACTTCAACCATGTCGTAATCACTTTGCTTTGCGCTTTTATCTGCTTTCTCAGGGTTGTATTCATAATCCCTAGGAGCAAAGTCGCGAATCATTGGCTTGAGCAGTTTGAATTCCTGCTTCATAGAGTAATGAACCCTAGCCTGTACCGCGCTCATCGTCTTAAGTTGTCTTTCGAGTAGAGCAAGCGTAGTTCCGACCGGCGCATTAGCAGACATATCGCTAATGTTCATGTCAGATATAGCGCCAAGCTTCCTTGCCTCGTCAGTAATAGAAGCAAGCAACGCACTGAGTACGGAACTTGGCTCTTTATAAGGCAAGGTCATTATGTTATCTTTGATTGACCCGCCAGGAACGTCAACATCCCTGAATTCGCCCGGTGCAATCGGGGTATCGTCCCCTTTTACGCGCAATCCGCGAGCTTTTAGACCGCCAGGTAGGTTAGCCAATGATCCAGCGTCCACCAATTGGCGAATAATCATCGTACCTGCGCGGGCATAACCCCCAATCAGGTGAATAAGACCAAATCCATAGGCTCCAAAGCCAGGAATATAGGTATATTGAACAAAATGCTGCCTTTTAAGGTACTTTTTATCGCCTTCTTCCCAGTTTCTGCGGATAGAAAGTACTTTTCTTGACCCTCTTTCAATCGTAATAACATATGGTCTAGCGATTTCGTCCTCATCTTCATCGCCTGGCAGCACATAATCAACGTGGATTTCAGCCAAATGGTATCTATCGTCATCCGTAATTGAGTATCCAGACTCGTCAGCTTTCTTTTTCTCAATATCAGTTGGGATATGCATGGGTTCACCCAGCTCAACATCCCTATAAAAGCCATTTACTTGTAATTTTTTGATTTCGTTTTTGGTCTTACGCATCAAATGTGTGACGCGCTCACAGTGCATAACACCGCTAGACCCATATGGCATGATCAAATCTTCTGCGCCAACATACATAGCGACTGGTCTGCCAAGATTTTGATCCGGATAAAGCTTCTTAAACGCCGATCCAATCAAGCCAAGGTTAAGCAATAGACGTTCGTGCTCTGGACGATACTCTGGCATCTTCTCTACCAGGTAATAGTTCATGTGATTCTGAACTCTTTGCGATGCTTCCATCTTGAGGCGGTCTATCGCCCCCATGATTTCAGTCTTTACCGGGCCAGCCGCAGGAAACGTTTCAGTAATCGTTTCTGCTTGGAAGCGAATCCCAGCTTCTGTAAGCACCGTGCTGAAAACACCACAAGCTCCGTTCCAAGGTTCCGTTCTTTCTTCATATCTCATCCCCAATACTTCAAGACCTTTGACATATGTTTCAGCCCAGTCCTTACGGGAATGAACGTCCGCATCCACTTCTTCTATTAACTTAGCCGACAAAGATTGAAGCTCGCCTTCATCCATGTCTTCAGCCAAGTTAGCATAAAAATCTTCTGAGCTTTCTTTTTCATCTTTAGGATCTAAGTCAATTTCAATCCCGCCAATGCCAACGTGCACCGCCTCTGGATTTTCAACTTCAATCTCTATATCCGGTTCAACCGTATTGAGTTGCGGAACGTTTGAATACAATGCTTTATCTAACATATTAAATCCTTGTAGGCTCAGCGCCTTCTAATTTATATCCAACCATTTGGTCGAATGGAACTTCAGGCATAAATAATCTCATACGCAATTTATTTAGCCTGTACTTATCTTTTACATATCTATATGAGTGCGTATTGAAATCCAATACAACTCCTTTAGGAATTACGATATCTTCTTTATTAAATTTATCTTCAATCTCTTCGTGCGTCATGTATGTATCGCCCCACTCATACACAACGTCAGAACCAAAACTTGGTTGAACACGCCAAAAGATTTGTTTCTTTTCTTCACCAATTAATTCTTTAAAACCTTCTTGGAAATAATAACAAAGCTTTTCCTCGGCATCGGTGATATTCTCGCCCTTATAAGCAAAACATAATGTCGCATATATCATGCGAGCAACATCTGAACCCTCTACATTCATAGACTTTAAAGATGCGGGAATAAAGTGTTTATCAAAATCTTCTCTCTTAACTTCCATAAAAGCCGTTGGTTCACCCATGCGGCAATCAAAATTTTTATCAAGCCATTCTGTCAATTGGGTTGCGTTTTTTATTGGCGCGGGTTTTTCCCAGGGCATTAAACCAGACTGACTAGCCTTTGCCAGTTCAGGCAACATTAAAAATCCAGCACCCCCGACCAGCGCCTTTAATAAACTTCTACGTTCCATGTTTACTCCTAGTAATATGCTTTTAAATTAATCTTACTCTTCCGCCAACTTTAAAATCGCTTGGCATATCTGTCGTGTTTTGCGCTACCTGCTGAACGACTTGCGGCGCTTGTGTATTTTGTAAGTCTGGTTGTTGAGTTGGTTGAGTTGGTTGCGCTTGCACGGGCGGCGCAACATAGCCAGTTTTATTTTGAATATACTGTAGCAGCTGTTGATTCTTTGGATTATTTGGTACGCCCGACTCTATAGAATTTTGAACCCGTTCGTTATAGGCCGCAGCTCTAGAACCATCTCCATTCCATACATGGAAAAACGGTTTACCAGTACGGTCAGCAACTTGTTGTTTATCTAATATTGCCGCAGGAAATCCCGCTGCATAAGGATCATATCCTTGCTTAATTAAAGACTGCTGTAGTTTATAAGCTTGTGGATTATTCCAATTAAAATTGTTGTAGCCTAAATTAGATCGGCCTTCTTCTAAAGCTATTGCCGTTAATTGATGAGGCGCTAACATTGGAACGCCATATTTTTCATGTGCTGTTTTATACGCGCTTAACAAATTACCCATTGTTTCTTTATCGTATCCGGTATCTATTGTTTCAATGCCTGTCTTTGTTTTATCCGATGCGCGGCGAGCTGGTATATATTGACTTGCGGGAACATCTTTTGCAACTGGTCTTAAAAATTCAATTGTCTTTGCAGATTCAGGATGGTCTTTTCTCTCTGGTGCTTCACGCCATTTAGGATAATATTGTGAAAGACTTTCAGGCATAGTTCCCCTTGGGTAATAACCGCCCTGTACGCTATATACTTTTTCATCCGCCATTTCTACCCCCTAGTAATATGCTCTACGTCTTTTCCAGTATTGAGGCTCTTCTTCCTCATCACTGGGTAATCTTAAAAACCCACCTTGCCTAAATCTAATCAACGCCTGGCTTGAGCTATCCACATAGTCATCATGTTCCGCGTTAGGGAACCTGGCCATCTCTTCAATTAAATCATCCGCCCACCGTTTATCTGGTGCCCACACCTTACCTGAATTAAACAAATCCGCCACGCTATTAAGACGTACAAATTTGTCATTTCCACGAGTAGGAGTGTACTCGCTAACCGGTATTCCCATCTGTCTTAATTCAAACACAAGCGGCGCACCAGCTGCCTTAGCCTCAACAATAAACGCATCAGGCTGCCATTCTTTATATCCTTCCAGCGCAGCTTTCTTAAGTTGAGGAAACTCCAACTTATCTCTATACGCATCAAGGAGAATAATATGCTTATCTGTTGGGTCTTCATTTAAACTAAACACGCCCCAGGTCGTACAAGCCGAATAGTCAGCGCGTTCCGATTTTGTAAATGCGGTATCCCAACTCTGAATAATAAAATCACAAGGCGGCGGCATCTCACTCTTCCATCTCTTCCACGATTCTCGCTTAATAATCGCGCCCTCTTCACCAGTCGGCTGCTGTTGATACTGGGCATTCCACTTATAAACCCCAATCTCTTCCTTAACCGCCATCAATTCCTTGAGCGGCCAAAACTCAGGCCATAGCGGATTTCCACTTGGCATAATCGCCGGTAACTCAATCACCTCCCAGTCCTCGCCGGAGGCGTTACGCAAAATTTTTCCCGTTAAGTCTTTATCCGACCACCGGGTCATCACGATTACAATCCTACCCCCTGGTTGTAAACGTTGACGCGGGCCAGACGTATACCATTCAAACACGGAATCAAAAACTGTAGGATCTCCCTGGGCTAATCTCGCCTCCTGTTCAGAATGCGGATCGTCAATAATCATTAAGTCCGCGCCCTTACCAGTCATCGTACCGCCCACACCAATCGCTATATATTCACCTTGAGCATTGGTATTCCACTTACCAGCGGCCTTACTATCAGCAGCCAAAGCAATACCAGGAAAGATAGAATCGTATTGCTCGCTATCCACCAAATTACGAACCTTTCTACCAAACCCAACAGCCAGATCGGCAGTGTTACTCGACTGGATAACTTTTTTATCAGGATAGTTACCCAGGAACCAGCTAGGCAAAAGGTAAGATGCAAACTCAGACTTAGTATGCCGAGGAGCCATATTGATAATAAGACGCTTAAGATTTCCATGTACAACCTCTTCAAATTTTTTAGCCATCACAGCGTGGTGTCTGCCGTGCACAAAACCCGGCCACATAAATTTTACATACTCAAGGAAATTCGCCTGACACTTCTCCCTTGTCAACGCTTCCTTATATTGCGCCATCTGAGCCAAGAATTTCTCCTGCTCATTCACCGGCAACTTAGCCAATAAATCTTCAATCTGGGACATCAAGTTTCCTAAAATTTATATACACCGGCCGCACACTTCTCTCCATCCCCCGCATCTTCTTTAATACGCCAAGTTTAATAAGCCGCTCAATTATTTCATGCGTACTCCCCAAACTCCTACTTCCGCGGTACTCCATCACCTCCCTCACAGTCGGCCCATATCCCCTCTTCTTCCAATACTCATCAATGAATATAAATACGTTTGCTTGATTTTTTGTCATCTTAAGTTCTAAACACTGTTCATAATTTAGATCACTTCGTTTACTTATCATCTTAGGATTTAATACTTTTGGATAGTCGCATACCAAACGTTTGGCATGACCCCCCACGAAAGTATTAGATTTGGGCATCGTTTTGCTTTTAACGAATGATAAATTATTACTGTTCATTCAAAATTTTTTATATATTTTTTTGGGTTTATGTTTTGAGATTGAGGGCATCATCCGTTTTTTCTACTGATCGTTCGGGTGGAATAGTATGCTGGAGTACATGGGACTCCGCGCGGTTAAAAGTGGGGGGCGGGGTGGGGTGGGTCTCGCCGGCTGCTGAATTTTCCGCGCCCTGGTTGTCTGGCTCGTTACTTTCCGGGTGCTCGGTTGATTGTGGCTGCAATTCAGTGAGCAGCGACTCTACATCCTTGGTTGTTACGTCCTCCGCTTGTGCATTCATTAGGGATTGAATCTCAGCCAGTATCTTGCCGCGTATGTTTTCACTGGAGTGGATTACCTTCGACTCCGTGCGGTGCGTGAATAGACTTACCTCAGTCATTGTGCCGATTGTTTTACTAGCCTGGAGTTTAATCGCCGGGGAAGTGTTGGGGTTTAGCAGCAGTTCCACCATGGTTTGAACGCTTAAAGCCCTCAAAGATTCGGAGTCGTAATATTTCAAAGCCTCCTTGGATGCTTCTATGGCATTGATTGCAGATTGGATATTATCTTGAGCCTTCAATTTACTCGCCTTCACTGATACGGTTCTTGGGTTTCCCTTGCTCTTATATGCTCTGCGGTATGCTTCCGAACCAGTGCATTCTCCTAGAGTAATCTCCTGAACGAACTTCTTTTGCTTATGTGTAAGACCTTTAGTAGCAATTAGAGGATTAATAATCTTTTGTTCGTTTAGGTGTTCTTTTATAGATTGACGGCTCATTTAAAACTACTCCGCTTCGCTGATAACAAGCCCGAACTGTACCAGAACAAAACCCGAAAAGCAAACGCCGTGCCAGTGAATATTGCAAGGGCTAATAATCCATGCAATAGGTTTTACCTATCAACTCCCGATTCTCAGTGAAAAAATACAATTAGACAAGGTAAACATATTGTATAGAATAAACGTTAATGCAATACGCAGAAAACAACGACAGGAGCTAACAACATGACACAACACCAGTGGAACACCGGCAGACAATACGACCAATATGGTCAAAGGATGATCGCAACAGTGACAGAGGAAGGAATACAGTTTTCAGACCTCTCCCGGCACATTGATGGACTAATCCCGCTTGGCGCGTATATGCGAGGCTCAGACCTGGACAAGCGCACCATTGAAGATTTAGTAATGTTCAACTACGACCAGGGCAACTACACCGGCAACAACAAAACGCTAATTTGGCAAGGTCTACTGATGAGCCGTTAATCGGCGAAACCCCGCGAGGGGTCTAGATCAACTTAGGAGCTTAAACAATGTACTCAGCACAAATAAACTCATTCGGAAACATTATCGTATGCAAGGGCTGCGAGGTTCGCAACTCATACCGCATTATTTTCACTGGTACTTATAACGAGTGCTTGGCGCTTAAATTCAAAGGAGTTTAAACAATGAACTACATCCCAAAAACCGCATTAAAAGATATTACCGAAAAAATGAAAGATGGCTACGACCTGGGGCTCGCACTGTTCTCGGTTTCAATCCATTACGCGATTGATCGCCAGGAGCTGCGCGAGGCATACGATAGAAAATTAAAACGTGATGAGCTTTTGTTTATTGCATCAAATGCACTGCTCGCCCTTGGCATGGTGTCGGCTTTTCTTTGCCCCGTGTTCTTTTACCTTGCCGCCAGGGGTTAACAATGAACCAGGTAGAACTAGAAACCGGAGCATTCACTCTTACTCACTCGCCAGGACGTGCGCCAGTAGATACAACTGGAGATCTATTTGGAACGCAGAGCCAACTAGAAATTAAAACGCTGCAAGCATACGCGCCGCAGCTGTTCCACGCGCTTAAGGACGTTCTAGCCCTGCTAACAAACCCGGACGCAGAGCCGGAGGACGCAGACCAGATTACCGCGAAAATTCAACAGATATTAAACCAAATCGAAGGAGCTTAAACCATGAAACAATTTTCACTTGATTACGCGATACACAACGCAAAATTCCCGGACGGAACTAAGAACACCGAGCCAGTATTAAACCAGGAGCAGCAGGAGGCAATTCTCGGCATTATCGGGAAAAGGTGCAGACAACCAACCAAGGAAAGATTAGCCCGCCGCTTGGCACTTCCCTTGGCATTGTGGGAGAGATACGGCATTTATTCCCGCATGATTATTGAAGATCAATCAGCGTATTACATTTGCGGACAATCCTGGCATGATGAAATGAGAACACTGCGGGAGTGCATACTCAAATGAATAATTTAATAATCGCCTACCATGCAAAATCAGATTTGCGCGGGTGGTCGGAGGTTTGCCGTTATCCCGTTGACTGGGAAGGATGGCACGAGTTCGACCGTTCCATGATCGCGGAGTTGCTGCAAACGGGTTCGCAAGTAGTGACCTGCGGGTGGAATATGTACCAGGTAGTTAAGGAGGCTAAAAAATGAATCACACCGAACGCGATTACATCCAAGCCGGATTCGACTTTGAACGCGGACGAATTCAGGTGGATATTTTGCGCCTAATGATCGAATCGGAACGCATAGAAAACCGCCAGGAGGCACGCCGACTAATCGACCAGGGACGCGCAGAGGCACGGCGATAAAGCACCGTTAAAGCCTTCTAACGAGGGTTTTAACCGGGCATTTGCCCCAACAACTAAAAGGAACTTAAACAATGAAAACCAAAAAATTTACATTTCACGCAGACCCCGGACACGGATGGCTAGAGGTCGAATTTTCCGATTTGGAGGAGCTCAACATCCAGGAAAAAATCAGCGGGTATTCATTTGTTCGCGGTAATAAAGTTTATTTGGAGGAGGACTGCGATGCTTACCTATTCATGGAAACCGCCAAGAGTAACGGATGGACTATCAATATTCAAGAGAAGTACCAGGAGAACACGCCGATTCGCAACTACCAAAATTATCCAAAATTTATAGGAGCTTAAACCATGACAACAACACAAATGAACGAGTACCAGTTGAACGGGTACGCAAACCGCAGAGAGTATTTGGAGAGCTTGTGCGAGGAGTACGACCGCACGATTGTCTACACCCTGGCATCCGTCCTGGGAGCCTCTGAGGACTTTGATGGATTAATCAGCAGCTTAGAGGACTACTGCGAGGAGTACTGAGCCGCCCGCCCGGACACGCGCCGGGCATTTTCCCGCCCCAGGGTTCGCCCTGGGTTTAATGGTGTAGTGACTGAAATTATTAAGGAGCTTTTATGTGGATAGTTTATTGGATGGAAAAAGATTTAGCCGGGGAATTTTTGCAGCACCGGAAATTTGACAACTACCAGGGCGCACGGGTTTTCGCACGTTTAAAACGCGGGCGCGTAGAAAAACGCCTTGCATTTCAATAATGGAATAGTGGCTGAAAGAAACAAAAATGATTACAGAAAATGAATTAGGAGATCAAAAATGAAAAAATTTTTCGTAACAATGGTTCGAGTTGAGCACATTGTTTATCGCATAGGTGTTGTGGCAAACAATCAAGATGAGGCAGAGGAGTTGGCACAAGAGAAGTGGGATGAAGGAGACATTGATT